CCATTTCGATAGGTATCTTCCCAGTCACCACGGGACTCTTTGTATTCGTTGTACTGGTCTACCATTTTAGCACCCAAAGGTTCTAAGACATCCTCACCTAAAAAATCTGCTAAGTTTTCAAAATGATCTTGGCCACCCTCTTCTGTAATAGCTCTTGGGTCAAATGCGATCTCTGCACCACCCTCTTCATCCATGGTAACTTCTACGTTACCTTGTTGGTTTTTCTTTTCGATTATCTCGTCTCGTTCTTGAATTAATTCTTCTTGTTTTGGAACTTCTATTACAGTCTCTGATACGTTTGGAGTTGGTTTATCTATTGGCATCTATTCGGTTCCCTTTTGGTTTAATAAATTGAAGATGAATCCCTCTCCATCTTTGTATTTTTGATACTGGTCATATGCAGTCATAGCTGTACTTACTGCAAGTCCCGGTAAACCTGCAAATCGTGTTATACCTCTAATTGTAGCAGGATTCAATCCTAATCTCAAGATCGCATTTAGCTTGCCTGGCTCTGCAATCCCACTAGCTTTTGCTAATGGCTCCATAGTTGCAAGCCCTAACCAGTTTAATGGATTGCTTGCAATCTCTGCGGTGCCTTTACCTTCTGCAACTTGTTTACCGATAAAGTAAGAATCTATTGCAGCGACAGGCAGTGGTGCTCCAACACGAGCTAATGATTTAGCTACGTTAGAAAGTACACTTTTGTTAGTTGCAGCTTCTACAGCTTCTGTACCTGCTGTTACTTTTTCTGGATTAGCTTCAGCCCACGCTTTTATTTGATCTTGATTAACGATTGTAGTTGGATCTGCAGGATCTACAAATCCTCCTTTTACAGAGTCATAAGATAATACTCCTTCTGCTCTTTCCATAAAACCAGACTTAGTAGTAAAGTCTTTAAATATATTTCTTTGACTTTTTAATCTATCTGCTTCTTCAAATTCTTTTAATTTGTATCTTGGAATGATTGATAATTTATCACCAGTCCCTACAGCAAATCTTTCACCACCACTTAAACTTTTTGTTTTGTTAACTCTGTCTACATATTTTTTAAAGTCTGTAAACTCTTTTGGAGTTACATCTACAAACTTTGTTTTACCGAACTTGTCTGTGTAAGATGAAGCGGCCACAGGATCTGAAGTAAACCATTGACCTGATAAAAGTTTTTTCTTTGCCTCTGCTTCTGACACACCAAAAGTTTTAGCCATTTCTTTTATAGTTGGCCCGCTTCTAGATTTAAATCCTTCACCTCTGTATAGACGAATAAGTTTTTGTGCGGAGTCTTTTACAGCTGCAGTTTCTTTTGTGTCCGCAGGAATTTTAGAAATTATTTGCGCAGCTTTTTCCGGATCTTGTGAAATTGCTCTTTTACAATCACCAGGCAAACCACCATTAGATAAAAAGTTACAGACTAAAATTTGTTCTTTATTAGTTAATTTATTCTCTGCTAAATTTATTAATGTAGTTTTTAATTTTTCTTCTGTCGCTTCAAAGTATGGTCTGGCTCCTTTAACATCTAAAAAGTATCCTTTTTCATCCGCTAACTTTTGTAAGTCTAATCCTTTCTGTTTCCATTTTTCTAAATCACCTTTTCCATAAACAGATTCTACATTAGTTCCTGGTATTATTTCTGCAAGTTTTACATCTTCACCTGCTTTGCCAAATTTTTCTTTAAGAAGATTTAATTTTTTACCTCTGGTTATTGTGTTAAATCTTTCTATCTTATCTAAAACTTTAGCTTGATTATTTTTGTTATCATCTAAATAAGCTAACGCTCTAGACAAATCTCCTTGAAAATGTCTTAAATGTTTTTTATTTATATCTGTTTGCGTAAGATCTACAAAGGCAGCGTAAGGCGCTATCTTATTATTGTATGATCCTTTAATACTTGTAACTTCATTAATACTAAACTTATCTTTTATTTTAAGATCCTTAAGGATCTGATTCATTTTATAAGTGTAGTCTTTTTTAAATTTTCTAAATGTATTAAGTTTGTTTCCAAGTTCCCTATCTACTTGACGCAATCCCTCATCGTAAAGAGAATTGGTCCAAGGATTATCCATTTGTAAGTCACTAATATTTTTAAATATAAATTTAGCTTTTGCTTTATTAGGTTTAACATTTACACCTCTAAACTTTTCACCATCATACGCCCTTGCTAAAATACCCATTGCGTGAGCTGCTTCGTGAGGAGTTGATCCTTTACCTAAAACTTTTAACGCCTTGTCTAAACCCTCTTCAGTTGTAAATAATGTGTTGTTTTTAGTATTTAATAAATCTTGTATCTCATCATTAGAGGCAAATAGATTTGCTCTATCTTTAGTAATTTGATGAAGTAAAGGTCTTTCTGTAAATTCAGAAAATTTTTTAACTTTTTGGTCTATGTTTGTAGAGTCGTAAAAAGTTCCTCTGTTTTTTAATACGACAGGTTTAAATGTTTCTCTAAATAGTTCACCAATATCTCCGTGCTTACCTGCATAATAAGCATCTAAAGCTGCCTCTGATTTTTTTAATCTTTCAGCTAGTTCAGGTTTAGTAATATAATTTTTAGGTAATACTTTTAGATCTTTTTTAATTTTTTCTGTAGTTCCAACAATTGTATTCTGTTGATCTTTAGTTAAATCAAAAAAATCTTTTTTCTTTAAGGCTTTTAATTTTTTATTAACTTCATCTCTAAATACAGGATCATTTTTTAAAGCCTGTATTAAAGGTTTGTCTCTTTTAAAAATATTTCCTTTTCTAATTTCGTAACCATCAAACAGTTCTGCGTTTTCTTTTTTTAAATTAAAAACTTTATTAATACCTGGTTTACCAGATGGTATTCCTCTTGCATCAGGTGCACCTTCAGGTAAGTTAAAAAGTTTTGCAACAAACTTTGCAAACTCTGTATTGTCTACAATTCTTACACCATCATACTCTATGTAGTTTTCAGGATTTTTAAGATATCTTTTTATTGCTTGTTCTTGTGTTTTAGATACAGTGGCCACTATCGCCTCCTAGTGAACATCGTAGCGAGGCCGCCATCTCCATACCCTGTTCTTCCTCTACCGGTTTTATTAGAAAAAGCTTCATTAGTACCTGTTGATTTAAAACCACCAGTGTTTTTATCTATAAAACCAAGTTGTTCAGCTCTTGCATATACATCTGGATTTAATTCTCTTGCTCTACGAGTAGTATCAGCTTGTCTTGCTCTCATATCTTGAGCTTGCTTTTCTTGTAGTGCTTTTAATTCTTGTTTAGCTTGTTCTATTTTTTGTTGTTGAAATTTAGTTGGTTTTTCATAACGGTTCATTCTTTGAATATATTTATTAAGAGCTACTTCATAATTATTAGAACCAAAACCTGATATTACATTTTTACCAGATAACACGGAACCCGATCCATATTTTAAGCCACCTGTTCCTGGATCTCTACCAATTAAGTTATCGCCTAATTCTAAAAAGTTTAGTTGTCCTTCTAACAATGGATTAAAATTTCTAGAGTCAGGATTAAATGGACTTAACGCATATGAAGCAATGGCACCGGGTAAAGGTATTCTTGGTTGATTAGCTAATCTTGTTCCAAGTGTGCCTTTAACTTTTGGTGCAAAAAATTTATCTTTAAGACTTCCAAATTTATCTAAAGCTGAACCTATAAAACTCGTATCTTTTTCTGGAACTGGATAATTACCTACACTTGTTTCGTCAGCATAGTATTCTGTCATATCTTTTCTAACGTCAGGAGTTATTTTTAATCCTCCCATTTTATCATAAGTATAACTCGGTAGTTGTTTAGTTTCATAAAAATCTTTTGCTACTGAATATTCATCAAACTCTGGAAAATTTGTTACAGTATAGGGTTTAGAAGGTGGAGCTGTTTCTGTTGTAAATGTTTTTTGTAATTCTGTAATACCTCCACCACCACCACCTGTTTGTAATTGTTGATTAATAATATTTGGTTGAGTTGTTTCTGTCCCCGATCCGCTGCCCGCGGGTGTATATAAACCTCTCGCTGATAGCGCATCGGCGATCTCTTGATCTGTAAAACCATAAGCGTTCATCGAGTTGTAAATATTTAATGCTTGGCCCTCTAACGCCGGACCGCCCATGAACAATCCGACTCGACCGCCGTCTTTTGCTTGAAAAAATTCTTTTATCTCTTCATTTGTGGCAGGTTTATCAGGATCACCTAAAGGTTTTATATTTTCTCTAACATCATCAATGGTAAATAAACCCATATCATAGCCCATCTTTTGTTTTCCCAAAGCCTTCTTTTGAGATTTAGTTAAATCTGCTCTAAGATTATCTATTCCTAATGTTACGTCTTCTTCTGTAAAATCAGGATTTTTCATTTGATTAATGCCTGTGTTAATTGCATTTCCTATATTAAATAGTTTCATCAACTCTACAGGTGCCATTGTGTTAATTGCAGTTTTTACTCCAAAGGGTAAAGTATTATATTTTTGAAAAGTTTTTTGAATTAAGTTTGGATCTTTAATTCCTAATTGATTTCTTATTTGATTTATAGTTTGCTCTTGAGTTATTTTACTTCTGTCTGCGCCGCCAGCTCCTTCGTCTCTACCACTTCTATCTACACCTTTACCACCACCAAAACTTGCTTTCGATCCGACGTTCCCCTGTCCAATACTTTTAGATTGTTCGCTAGCACTTCTGTATGCAGCATCTCCTCTGTAACCTAAAATTATATCAGACTCAGATACAAGTTGTGAGGGGGCCGCTGGAACTTTTGGTCCAAACAAAACCTCAATACCAATCGATCCGCCGTCCGCTTTCGAATCAAACTCTCTACGTCTTCGTTCTATGTATTGTGTTAAAGTTTCGTCTGGGCCTACATCTATACCCATTTCAAAATCGTCTATGTATTGGCCATATTCTTCTGATGTCATCAGTAGTATTCCCTCTCTATTCGCGGCAATGGTTCCTCCTTGTAATCGTCAGGCAAGGTCACAAAACCTCCCTGTCTAAAACGCATCAGCGCCTGTGTTGTACTGTCCACCAAATCGTCATGATCTCCATACGGAAATGATGCACACTCCTCTATAACCTCATCCGCGTATCTCTCGTCGGGCGCCCAGATTATTCCAGACTCGAACATCGGAGCGACGCTAGCAACTCTCGAGAATTTATCCTGTCCTTTGCTAGGTGTGAAATTTATAACAGGTATCCCGATTTTTCTCAACTCATAAGTTAGTGGCTGACCAGAGGCCTTTGCCTCTATGATGACGGTATCAGGTTTCCAATATTTATATTGCTCCAGTGCCTCCTTACGAAGTTCTGGAAACTCCAGTCGTTCCTTATGTGCATCTAATAATATCAGATTAGCGGGGCTGTCATCATCAGGATAGAAGACTCCCCATGTTGTGATGGCACTGTAATCAGCTGTCTCCTTTTTACTAAACGCTGTATCATAACTCTGAATAATATGTTGCAAAGGTGGTATCGAGGATTTCTCCCAGACTCTCCACCACTCACGTTTGATGATCGATCCCTCCTCACTTGTCGGGTTCTGCATCCACTGTGCATTCCACTTACCCACGGTCAGCGAAGCCTTGACGCCCTCTAATTCTTTTTTCTTCCAGTATTGTGGCCAGATAGGTTTGCCTGATGGCATGATCGCTGGAAACTCTACTATCTCCCACTTATCCGCTTTTATATTTTTCTGTGAGTTGATCAGCGCTCCGGTAAGATCTTTCAGACTCCAACGGGTCATGACAACAACGATAGCTCCGCCTGGTTGCAAACGCTGCCTAGGTCCTGATGTGTACCACTCGTAAGCTTTCTCCAACGCTTCTGGATTCATCGCGTCCTGTTCCGAGTGTGGGTCATCGATAATCAATAAATCCGCACCACGGCCCGTGATTGCCGATCCAACACCCGCCGCATAGTACTCACCTCCTTGCTCGGTTTCCCATTTACCCGCGGCCTGTGAGTCCTCTCTGAGTGTTGTGTTAAATACGCTTTGATACTCAGGGGAGTCGATTAGTGTTTTAGCCTTTCGACCAAAACGGATCGCGAGTTCTGTTGTGTGGGTCGTCTGTATAATCTTTAGATCTGGTTTACGTCCCACCATCCAGGCAGGAAGTAGAAAAGATGCAAACTCTGATTTGGTATGCCTCGGTGGCATATTAATAATTAGTCTTTTGATTTTACCTTGAGCAATCTTATCAAACTTATCTGCTATCTCTTTGTGATGTCTACCTTCAATAAACTCTGGCCACATCTCTTTAACAAAAGATAAAAAGTTATTTGTTACTCTGTTTACTTTTTCTTTCTTTTCAAATGAACGTTTCATTTGATTGAGAAACTTTAGCTCTTCGTAGGTTAATGTCTTGGTAAAATCGGATCTAAAACAACGTAGGATATATTCGGGTAACCGTTTCATAAAAATTTTTGCAGAATTTTTTTCACTTCTGTTTAATTAGCGTTTTAAATTTAGCACGTATTTAAGTCTAAAACAAACTGTATATGTGTATATGTTGGGACCCCTATCTGTTTTGGGGTGGGTGGGCCCATCGTTCGCAAGCCTGTATCGGTTTT